GGTCATCTAATCCCCAGCCAATAACTTTCGCATGTGTAGCACTTGAACTGGAAATACTACCCCATGCCAAGTTTCAATAAACACAAAGGAAAGGCTCATTCCATCATACACAATTAACGATAAGTTGTGTATGATACAATCGAACATCATTTTCGATTTATTTGCAAGTGCTGGCTAATGGAAAAAAAATCCGGTCGACCGTCTGAATTTGGTGAGCGAAAAACTCGATTCACAATCACGATAACACCGACGTTGATTGAGTTTCTGCGCAGCCAGGATAAGAAAACGCCAAGCCACAAAATCGAATCCACGGTCAGAAACACAATTGCATTTATTGAATGGAGCCGATTACGTGAAAACGACGCAAAACCCCCTGCTGTTTGAGAAAACAGATCCAGTTTTTCCGTTGGAAGACATCACGTCGCCAACAATCCGAGTTGCACAAAACACGCACAAAAGAGACATTCGAGACCTTCGCAGAAAAGCCACTGCCAAAGAGGCAATCGAAGGATTCAACAAGGAGATCGAAATCTATGGATTCACAAAGGGTCAGTTTTCGATTATCGACATCATGGAGGCCGTGCTGGCAATCACTGGACCTGCAGCTCTAACCGTATCAACCTGGACAGCAGCAACGACTGACGTCACAACAGTGATTGATTTTGTGCAAGATCAGAAATGCACAAGCTCACGTTGGCTGGTTGACTATACATTTCAGACAAGATCGCCAGCGTTGGCTCAGCGAATCAGAAACATCTGCGGCCCTGATTCAATTCGAGTTGGGAAGAATCACGCAAAATTCTTCATGCTGCAGAATGCAGAGTGGGACGTAATTTGCCCCACGTCGATGAATCTGAATTTCAATCCACGTTTCGAAAACTTCATGCTTCGAAACGATCCGGACATGTGCAAGTTTCACAACACGATATTCGATGAAATATGGACAAACCAGAAATCGACACTGGCGACCGAAAAGGCAGGAGTAATCGAGCGGCACTTTGCGAAAGAGATGTAAGCAAAGCAACAAGTGACGTGGTCGATTGGATGCTCCAAGGCGCAAGCGGTGCGCAAATAATGGAAGCATTTGCCGAAAAACACCCCGGTGTAAACGTCGGCTCAGTTTTGGCAAACGCAGGGAATCATTTTGAAACAATCGCAGGCGCAGATACTGATCTTATTAAAGGTTGGTGTTTTGAGGCAACGCGAGATCTTTACCGAAGAATGCTGGAAATAGGCGACTACGCGAACGCGCTCAGGGCGGTTAAACAGATGAAAGACTTTGTGAAGTGAGTCCATGTTTTTCGCAGAGCGATCAAAGCAAAACACCACGAAAACAGACAGCGAGGAAACACACGCCAAGGAAAACGCATGGACATGCAAGACACAAAAAGAGGTATGTCTGTTTTTTGGCGTCTCAATTGACACCGTCAAGAACTGGGCAAAACAAGGAATGCCGGGCAAGAAAGGAAATTGGAGTTTAGATTTAATTGCGCAATGGTTGCGGGCAGATGGGCCGTGGAAAAGATGGGATGACGATCCGCTGCTCGGTGAAGGCGGCGACAGTCCCTCGCTTGAGCGATATCGGCTCGCCAAAGCAAAACTGGCCGAGCTGGATCTTGAAATGAGAAAGGGGCAACTGATCGAGCGTGACAAGGCACGCGATATCTTCGGCCGTTGGGCCGTCCTGGTCCGTCGCATGGGCGAGCGATTGGGAAAACGATTCGGTCCGGATGCAGCGGCAACCGTCAATGAAACGCTTGAATCTTGCCGGGCGGCGGTCATGGACGTGGTGTCGGAATGAGCGTGCTCGATTTATCACATGAGCCACTTTCCGAGACAGCGTTCTGGTGTCTCGATTTGTCAGTTGCACCGGTCGTCAGATCGATGGCCGAGTGGGCAGAGGCGTGCATCGTGCTTCCCAACGGGCCGTTCGCTGGCGAGCCATATCGACACTATCGCCATCCTGTATCGCGACTGTATTTCGACGCGATTGATTCGGCAGAGTGGAGCCGTGTCGCAGCTACGGGGCCGACGCAAAACGGGAAGACGCTGATGTGTTATGTCATTCCGGTGCTGTACCATTTATTTGAGATGGGCGAAACTGTCATCGTCGGACTGCCGACAATGGACATGGCAAACGATAAGTGGACCGAGGACTTCTTGCCTGTCATTGAAGCCAGCGAATACAGAGACCTACTGCCGACATCCGGTGAGGGTTCGCGCGGCGGTCAGGTCAAGCGTGGTATCCGGTTTCGCAATGGTGCCACAATGCGATTCATGACAGCGGGCGGCAACGATAAAAAACGGGCAGCGTACACGTCCAGAGTCGTCGCGATTACTGAGACTGACGGCATGGAAGACTCAAGCGAGACAAGCCGGGAAGCCGACAAGATTGAACAGATTGAGGCACGAACACGCGCCTTCGGTCGGCGTGGAAAGCGGATCTATTTGGAGTGTACTGTCTCGATTGAACGGGGCCGGATCTGGCAGGAAATCAAGCGGGGGACAGACTCGCGAATTCTTCGGCCATGCCCAAAATGCGGCGTCTATGTTGCGCCGGAGCGGGAGCATTTGGTCGGCTGGCAGGAATCAGAATCGGAGGAAGAAGCGGCGTTGAAAGCGGCGTTCGCTTGTCCGGAATGTGCCGAAGTCTGGACTGATGAGGATCGATTGCAATCGGCCAAAAGTGTCGTCTTGGTCCACGCAGGTCAGGAGATCACAGCAGACGGAGTCATCACCGGCAAAGCTCCGCAGACGCAGACGCTTGGGTTTCGGTGGTCGGCAATTGACAATCCATTCGTGACGGCTGGCGATCTGGGTGCTGAAGAGTGGCTGGCGGCGAAGGCACGCGACCATGAAAACGCTGAGAAGAAAATGCGGCAGTTCGTTTGGACGCTGCCATACGATCCACCAGATATTGAGTTGACGCCGTTGGATGCGGAGACGATCGAGAAGCGCTCGAGCGAATTGAAAAAGGGCGTTGTGCCAGACGACGCAACCGGGATTGCGATCGGTATCGACACAGGAAAGCGTGCATTGCATTGGACTGCGGTTGCCGTTGGACCGGGCAGCGGCGGGCGAGTAATCGAGTACGGAAAACATCCGGTCGCAGCCGATAAGCTCGGCGTGCGGCGTGCGCTGGTCGAGGCGTTGGTCGAGTTGTCTCAGTACTTTGCGGACGGCTGGCACAAGCAAAACGGCGAAGCGGTTAAGCCTTCGCAAGTGTGGATCGACAGCGGATGGCATGAGCACACAGACGCAGTCTATGAGTTTTGCGCGGCGGCAAATCAACTGCAAAAGCTGCCGGTCGGTTCTGAGATATATCGACCATCGAAAGGCTATGGTGAAGGGCAGCGACGCACGACACGATACATTGCACCGACTGCGAAACAGAAAAGCATTTTGTATCTCGGCAACGAATTCCATATAGCGAAAGTCAAGCGCAACGGTCGCACTGTTCCGGGCGTGATGTTGGTACACATGAACGCGGACAATTGGAAATCCGAACTACATCAGCGGCTGTTGATGCCAGCCGAAGAGCCGTTGGCCGTGACGTTGTATCAGGCAGCAAGCTTCTCGGAGCACGCGGAATTTTCGAAACATCTGACGGCAGAAAAGCAGGTTGAAAAATTCATTGACGGTCGTGGAACGGTGATTGTCTGGGAACGTGTTGACAGAAACAATCACTGGCTAGACGCAACGTATTCAGCGATCTGTGCAGGCGAAGCGATGCTGTCAATGACGGCGAAGAAACAGCGTCAACGCGAGCCAATGTCATTGCGCGAAATGGCGGGACAGCAGAATGGATGAGGCACGAAAAACACTCGCGGAGATGGCAATGCAGGCGTTGGAAATTGAGGTTAAGGCAGGCAGTGGAATATCGTGCCCGACGTGCGGGTGTCGAGATCTGCGGGTATATCGCAGCTCTCAGGGCCATGCAGTGATGGTGCGATACAAACAGTGTCGTCACTGCGGGCGAAAGATCCTGACGTCCACGGAGTCTGTCGAGACGATCTTGCGTGATGTGGAAAAACGAGGTTGACACCGGCTAGATACGTTGCTATTATTCGGGTTCAGTCACTCGTGCAAGGGGTGATTCAATGGTTGTTTCGCGGCTTCGGCCGCAAATGGAAAACCTGCTCTGAAACTTGCACTTTCAGACGCGGGTTTTTTTATGGAGTAAGTATCATGGCGAAGGCAAAAGAAAAAGCACTGACAACAGAAGAACCACTGGAATCAGCAGTAAAACTACCGCCGATCCAAAAGCGGAAAGTGACTCTGCGAATCGTCGGCACGTCCCCACTAATTCAGCACGCATGGGACGAAAAAGCCAAGTCGATGATGCGGGACAAGCACGCTGGGAAAAAGACCAAGACGCGTGAGATTCGAGACCCGAAAGGCGAAGGCGAAAGGGCAGCGTATCGCACTGAGTCTGGCAAGTACGGCATCCCGGCGATGGCGATCAAGTCGGCAATGATCACGGCGGCACACAAGGATATTGGCGTTGAAAAGACGCTGGTGAAAAAAGCTGTCTTCATTGTCTGCAATGACCGCAACGGCGTCATTCAGCTGGACTGCGACGAACCGGAGATTCGGGAGGATACCGTTCGCGTCGGTCAGGGTTCGACAGACCTTCGCTACCGTCCGTATTTCTTTCGTTGGGCCGTTACGATTTCGTTCGTGATTGATACGGGCTGGCTTCAAGTGGGCGACCTGTGTAACTTGCTTGACCGGGCTGGCTTCGGCGTTGGCGTTGGCGAGTGGCGACCTGAAAAGGGTGGCGAATATGGCCGTTTCGAACTGGACAGCAGTGTTGCTGTGAAGGAAGAACAGGCGTAGTGATTGGCAGGCATGGCGGGGCGAGGCAAGGCCTGGCGGGGCAAGGCCGGGCTTGGCATGGCAGGCCGGGCAGGGCATGGCAGGGCCGGGCAGGGCCTGGCTCGGCCGGGCAGGGCGCGGCATGGCAGGCAAGGCGGGGCCGGGCAAGGCTGGGCCTGGCAAGGCATGGCAGGCGTGGCGCGGCGTGGCATGGCGAGGCGCGGCGTGGCAGGCCGGGCAGGGCATGGCCGGGCAGGGCTCGGCAAGGCTGGGCTTGGCAGGCGTGGCGAGGCGAGGCGCGGCGTGGCAGGCATGGCGGGGCGAGGCAGGGCCTGGCTCGGCAAGGCCGGGCTTGGCATGGCAGGCCGGGCAGGGCATGGCGGGGCGAGGCCGGGCTTGGCTCGGCAGGGCTTGGCAGGCCGGGCAGGGCATGGCCGGGCGGGGCAGGGCTCGGCAGGGCAGGGCAGGCGTGGCGTGGCTCGGCGGGGCCTGGCAGGGCGAGGCAGGCACGGCGGGGCTTGGCATGGCCGGGCTTGGCGTGGCAGGCGGGGCAGGGCCTGGCTTGGCTTGGCGAGGCGCGGCGAGGCGTGGCGTGGCTCGGCTGGCGAGGCTAGGCTTGGCTCGGCTGGGCGCGGCTTGGCATGGCAGGCACGGCAGGGCTGGGCGGGGCGTGGCATGGCAGGCAAGGCGCGGCAGGGCGGGGCCTGGCATGGCATGGCACGGCATGGTTTTTCAATTTCACTTTCACAGGAGTTTTCAAAATGGACATCAACTGGTCGGCAGGTTCACGATTTAAAACAGACGCCGCAGTGGCTCACAAAGAGGTCGAACGGATTCGGATCAAGAACGGAGGCGACATCGACGCGGAACAGATCGTTCAGGCGGCCGAGTCAAAGCGTAATCCACTGCACAAGGAATTCGAATGGGACGATGCTCTAGCCGCGCATCAACACAGATTGGAAGTCGGTAGGCTTCTCTTGCGTTCGCTGGTTGTGGTTCGCGATGACATCAGCACTGACAGGCCACAGCGTGTCTATCATCACATAAGCACTCCAGCAACAAAGACGGAAGAAACGAAGCGGGTATATCGCACGGCAGAGGATGTGCTGGCAGATCCCGACACCCGTGCAGATCTTTTGCGGCGGGCGTTGAAGGAACTGATTTCGTTTCGAGATCGGTTTCGTGATCTGCAAGAACTGGCAATCGTGATGCGACAAATCGATACGCTGGTGGAGACTGTGCAAGTCTGATTCATGGCAGGCTTGGCAAGGCAGGGCCGGGCAAGGCAGGGCAAGGCGCGGCATGGCAGGCACGGCTCGGCATGGCCGGGCGAGGCTGGGCGGGGCATGGCAGGGCGGGGCTTGGCAGGGCTTGGCTGGGCAAGGCGAGGCAGGCAAGGCATGGCACGGCCTGGCAGGGCTGGGCGGGGCGCGGCTTGGCAGGCTTGGCATGGCATGGCATGGCAGGCGCGGCTGGGCTTGGCTTGGCTGGGCAGGGCAAGGCATGGCAGGCATGGTTTTTCAATTTCACTTTCACAGGAGTTTTCAAAATGGACATCAACTGGTCGGCAGGTTCACGATTTAAAACAGACGCCGCAGTGGCTCACAAAGAGGTCGAACGGATTCGGATCAAGAACGGAGGCGACATCGACGCGGAACAGATCGTTCAGGCGGCCGAGTCAAAGCGTAATCCACTGCACAAGGAATTCGAATGGGACGATGCTCTAGCCGCGCATCAACACAGATTGGAAGTCGGTAGGCTTCTCTTGCGTTCGCTGGTTGTGGTTCGCGATGACATCAGCACTGACAGGCCACAGCGTGTCTATCATCACATAAGCACTCCAGCAACAAAGACGGAAGAAACGAAGCGGGTATATCGCACGGCAGAGGATGTGCTGGCAGATCCCGACACCCGTGCAGATCTTTTGCGGCGGGCGTTGAAGGAACTGATTTCGTTTCGAGATCGGTTTCGTGATCTGCAAGAACTGGCAATCGTGATGCGACAAATCGATACGCTGGTGGAGACTGTGCAAGTCTGATTCATGGTAGGCAAGGCGAGGCAGGCAAGGCACGGCGGGGCGTGGCGAGGCAGGGCAAGGCTTGGCGTGGCGTGGCGTGGCAGGGCGTGGCATGGCTGGGCTTGGCGGGGCAGGCAAGGCTGGGCCTGGCGAGGCCTGGCTTGGCTTGGCAGGCACGGCGGGGCGGGGCGCGGCGAGGCGTGGCAGGCGTGGCGAGGCTAGGCTTGGCTCGGCTGGGCGCGGCTTGGCAGGGCAGGCGCGGCGGGGCGAGGCTTGGCAAGGCTGGGCAAGGCATGGCAGGCGCGGCGTGGCGAGGCAGGGCATGGCTGGGCAGGGCTTGGCAGGCAAGGCGGGGCAAGGCGCGGCAAGGCACGGCATGGCTCGGCCTGGCATGGCAGGCAAGGCGGGGCACGGCATGGCTCGGCCTGGCTTGGCATGGCAGGCAAGGCAAGGCGTGGCAAGGCGAGGCGAGGCGTGGCAAGGCGAGGCGTGGCAGGCAAGGCTCGGCTCGGCTTGGCAGGGCGTGGCTGGGCAAGGCGAGGCAGGCAAGGCAAGGCTCGGCGAGGCGAGGCGTGGCAAGGCTTGGCAGGCGAGGCGTGGCGAGGCTTGGCGTGGCGTGGCAGGCAAGGCGGGGCGTGGCAAGGCAGGGCATGGCGGGGCGGGGCAAGGTAAAGGCAGTACGGACAACCGTGCTGCCTTTTTTCGTTTCAACATTTCCAGCGCTGGAAACATGACGAGGAAAAAATAACAAACACGCTGCCAATTGTGCCAGTATCTGCGGCATGGCAGCTCCAGAAACCATCATCGACGCAATCACGCAAGCCGCACTCGGTCCGAAAAAGACCGCAGAAGCAGGCCGCACGATTGAAGAGCACGACATGGATCAGCTCATCAAAGCTGACAATCATGTTGCGTCAAAAACTGCCGGCAATCGCAACCACATGGGTTTGCGGTTCTCGAAGATCGTACCGGGGGGAACAGGCTAATGCTTGCCGCCCTGAAACGATTCGTCACACGAAAAAAGACAGAGCCAACGCCTCGCGCTTTCGATGGCGATTCGCCTGCAATCCGCGCTCGGTTCGACGCTGCCGGATCGACTAACGAGTACAAAAATTACTGGTCATCTGCCGATTCACTTGATGCAAATTCATCAGCATCACGGGGCGTTCGCGAGAAGCTCGTTAGCCGCTCACGATACGAGATCGGCAGCAATGCTTACGTTGATGGCATGGTCCAGACTCACGCAAATTATACCGTTGGAGTCGGGCCGTCGTTGCGAATGAAAACTGCTTCCAAAGTTTTCAACGCGATGGTTGAGATGGAATGGAAAACGTGGTCGAAGGCCGTCAAGTTGCGTCGCAAATTGTGGGTGATGTCTCACGCAAAAATGAGTGACGGCGAATCGTTCGCGATCTTGAAAAGCAATCCCGGCGTTAAGCACGCCGTCAAATTGGATCTGTCAGTCATCGAGACGGAGCAATGCCAAACTCCGTACCTCAATGCAGGCATCGAAGGCTATATCGACGGCATTCGATTTGACACATATGGCAATCCGCTGTGGTACGACATCCTGCCATACCATCCTGGGGCGCAATGGACGCACTCGGCATTCGAGGCCGATCAGATCCCGGCGGCATTCGTTCTGCATTGGTTCTCAATGCGTCGCGGCGGCCAGCATCGCGGAATCCCAGAACTCAGGTCTTCGATGAACACCGGGGCATCGTCACGACGTTGGCGAGAGGCCACGCTTGCGGCTGCTGAATCGGCTGCTGACATATCAGTGCTGCTGAAGACTCAAATGTCGCCTGATGATGGTGCCGATCTTGCGGCTCCATTCAGTGCCATCGAATTCCAGAAACGAATGATGGTCGCGTTGCCAATGGGCTGGGACGCTGGCCAGATGAAATCAGAACACCCGAACGCGACATACGAGGCGTTTCATCGCGCTCAGGTCAGCGAACAGGGACGGCCAAAAAACATGCCGTACAACCTCGCGGCGGGCGATTCAAGCGGGCACAACTTTGCGAGCGGCAAGCTCGATTTCACGCCGTACTACATGCAGATCGATGTCGAGCGTGAAGACGGTGACGATTTGGTTCTCGACCCGTTATTTGAAATGTGGTTCGAAGAGGCTTCATTGCGTTTTGGCTGGATCAAAATCCCTGGACAGATGCCTGCCCATGAATGGGATTGGCCGTCTCATCCGGTCGCAGACGAAGGCGCAAAAGCCGACGCCGTTGCGACACGACTGAAGACAGGACAGGCCACGCTGTCAATGGTCTATTCGGAGGACGGCTACGACCTCGACGACCATCTGCCGAAAATGGCAGAGGATTACGGAGTCGATGAAGCCACGATGAGGAAGATCCTGCTGCATTCAATTTTCAATGACAAAGGCGCGATGGCATCCATGGCACAAGTCGAAAACACGGCCAACGCAACACAGGCAGGATCCACGAATGCACCGTAAGTTTTTACCGATCCACGCAGGCCCGAAAAAGTCAGTGCAACGATTTGCATTCGATGCAGATGTTGAAATTGCCGCTGGCACAACGACAGCAGACGGCAAGCCATCAATCCCGACGTTTCGGATCGTTGCCTATAACGGCGGCGAACTTCGGACGGCGGAATACATCGCGAAATTCGGCAAGCCCGTTGTCATTGATTTGGCTGGGTTGAGCTACTCGCCGAACATCACGGCGAACATGGATCATGATCCAACGAAACGAGTTGGGCACGTTACAGAAAAACTAAACGATGGCCGTCAGTTGATCTTGGCTGGCATCGTTTCGGGAACAGGGCCATCGGCTCAAGAGGTCGTGGATAACGCTGCCAGAGCGTACCCATGGCAGGCAAGCGTTGAGGCAATTCCGACGCAGGCACTGGAAGAAGTTAAGGCCGGGAAGTCGGTCATCGTAAACGGTCGAACCATTGTTGGTCCGGCGTTAATTGCTCGAAAGTCGCGCTTGTATGGCGTTGCGTTTTTGGCACGTGGTGCCGACGAAACGACATCAGTTTCAATCGCGGCAGCAGCCGCAGAATCAACAGGGGAAATTGATATGAAATTCGAAGAGTGGATCATTGCACTGGGATTCGTGGCTGCTGATCTAACGCCAGTCCAGGCGTCAGCACTGCAGAAGAAATACGACCTGGAAAAGAAGGACGAAGCGATCATTCCTGACGTCGTTGCAAAGGGTATCGTGTTTGATGTTGCCGCGTTGCAAATCGCGTTTATCAAATGCGACCTGTCAATTGATGCAGCGTCTGCAGAGTATGCTGGCACGGTTGAAACCCTCGCACTAAACGAGATCAAGGCTTCCGGAATGGTCGCAGTCAGCAAGCTTAAGCGAGCGGCGATCGACGGCGAATGGGCAGCAACTCGGTTCGAGGTTGAGTGCATCAAAGCGGAGTACGCAATGCGTGCGGACATGCTCACGAAGGGACGCCCACGAGGCCCGGCGATTCATTCGCACGACAACAAGTATGACGGCGACGTCATTGAGGCTGCAGCTTGTCGCGTGCTTGGTTTGGAGGTTGAGAAATCCTACAAGCCCGAAGTTCTAGACAAAGCTCACAAGCATTTCCGGAACCTCGGACTGCAGGAAATGTTCATCCTTGCCGCACAGGCAAACGGCTATGTCGGACGTCACCGAATCAATACGGACAACCTGCGGGACGTGCTGCAATACGCACTGCCAGCGACTCCGATTCGTGCGGCTGCATCGACTGTTTCTCTGTCAGGAATCCTGAGCAACATCGCAAACAAAATGTTGATTGCGGGGTTCATGGAAGAGGATCAAACGTGGCGTGAGTTTGCTGATGTCAAGCCAGTCTCCGACTTCAAGACCCATACAAGCTATCGAATGCTTGACGACATGGAATATGAAGAACTCGGGCCGAACGGTGAGATCAAGCACGGCAAACTCGGTGAAGAAACCTTCACGCGATCTGCCGGGACTTTCGCCAAAATGTTCGCGTTGACTCGCACGACGTTGATCAATGACGATCTCGGTGCGTTCGATGATCTGCGGACTCGATTGGGCCGTGGTGCCGCTCGTAAGTTCCGCAAATTGTTCTGGTCAACATTCATTAACAACAGCAGTTTCTTCACGACGGGCCGGACGAATTACTTCACCGGGGCTGCAACAACTCTGCTCGTCGATGGCATTGGTCTGCAGACCGGAATCACGACTTACCGCAAAATGAAAAGCAGCGATAAGAAGCAGGTCGGTTCCGGTTCGCTTGGGGCACCGAAGAAATTGCTGGTACCACCAGAACTTGAGTTTGTCGCCCAAAAATTGTTCGTCAGCGGAAACCTGTCGACGCAGCAAGACGACAACATTCATCGCAACAAGTATGTGCCGTTCGTCGTCAACGAACTATCTGACAGCGACTACACGGGCAACTCAGCGACAGCTTGGTATTTGTTCGGCGACCTGCTGAAGCCAGTCGTGGTTTCATTCCTGAACGGCGTTGAAAACCCAACGGTTGAATCAGCAGACGCCAACTTTGAAACGCTCGGCGTTCAGTTACGCGGCTATCACGACTTCGGTGTTAACTTCGCCGAGTGGTTGTCTGGCGTCAAGAGTAAGGGTGCGGCATAACGTTACCCTGAAACTCTGACTTTCTTTCTGATTCTTCACGCAAAAAAGGAACGTTAATAATGCCAATCAATCTCTCAACAGAACGACATGCAAGTGATGAAAAATTGCTGCACACTGCAGGTTCTGCAATCATCGCAGGGACTCCGATCTTAACGGCTGCAGGCGTCGTCGGAATTCCACCAAACGACATTGCAAGCGGAGCATCGGACGAGCTCGACATTAGCGGCCGATTTCGAGCCTGGGGCGTTGCGTCACAGGCTTGGGTTGTCGGCGATCGAGTGGGCTGGGATGCAAACGGCGATCCGCTCAATGGGACCGCCGCATCTGGAGCGTACACGAAAACTGTCACTGATTGGGATTTTTCAGTCGGAACTGTTGTAGAGGCTAAAGCAGCGGCGACAGAAATGGGCGTAATTCTGCTGGATGAGCCGGCAGTAAATTTTATTCCATCCGGAGCACAGCAGGCACTCAGCAACGCGGGTGCTGTCAATGTCACTTCCTACTCGACAACCTGGTCATCAGGTGGAGCATCTGCCGGCACGCTGGCAGACGGAACTCGTATCGGTCAACTGAAAGAGATCGTGCTGATACTGGCAACAGGGGCAGGCACATTGACGCCAGCAAACCTAGCCGGTGCTGACGTGACGATCACGTTCAGCGTTGTCGGTGACCACGTATTGCTGCAATGGACCACTGCAGGCTGGATTATTCTGAAGCGATACAACGTCGCGACGGGATCAGCAGCCACTCCAGCCGTTGCGTAATGATTGGATATCGAAATGCCATCACGATTCGAATCACGATTTCAGACTCTGGCAGTCCCGAAGCTGGAACGTGAATTCGGCGTGCTGGTGCGAATTATCCGAGGCGTGAATACCTCGGCAGAATTCACCGCACGACGTGCCGATCGGGAGTATCTCTCGATCGGTGCGGAGTACGGCATCGAGATCAAGATCACCATGCGTGACTTCATTCTGCAGGTCAGTTCGTCCGTCATCGACGGGGACTCAATCGAGCCACGAACAGGCGACAGAATCATGGAAGGCTTGGAGATATTCGAGATCCAGCCTATTGACGAAAAGAAGCCATCGGTCGAACTTCAGGCTGGTGGATTCGAGTGGATTTGTCACACGAAAAAAGTTGAATGAGCTCAATCCCAACACTACTCGCGGACCATCTGGCAGGCGTGATAAACACGGCTCAGGATGCTGCTGCGTTTGGTGCTTTGGAATTCACAGCACAAAGATCATATCCGGATTGGGACGACGATTTCACAGGGTTGAAAAACCTTGCCGTAGATGTCGTTTTTGTGTCGAGTGGCAATGATGAAGCAGCGCTAGAGGCGGCTTATTTTCTGCAGACAGAAATCGAAATTGATATCGCAGTCCGAAAGAGATTTGATCATCCGTCAGAGAAGCAGGCAGACGGGCGGCTGAAGAATTCGACGGTTGATGCGCTGGTGTCTCTGGTTGAGCAGATCCATGTTTTGCTAGCCGAAGATCGCAACACGGCAATCACGCTGGTTGCAGGCACGACGGCAAACTGGATGGGTGCAATTGTCAGGACTTATTGCGATTACGCAAAGCTCAGGCAAGGCGTTTTCCTCGGCGTTGTTCGAGTGAAATTCGACGTCTCAAAGGCGGTGAATTGATGTTCGGATTCACGTTCAAATCAGATTCGGACTTCGGAAAAATCACGAAGGCTGCAAGTCGATCAGTCATCACGAACATCAGACACGCTGCATTTTCAATTCGCAAGTCGATCAGAAACTCAATCGGCAAATCAAACAAGTCATCGTCGCCCGGATCTCCAGTCAATACACGCGGCGGAAAAGGCAACGTAAAGAATTCAATCTTCGCGGCAGTCGAGCCTGACAACGCAATCATTGGCCCGCGTTTTTCGTTCGTTGGCGACGTGATGGAAGCACATGAATTTGGGAAGAGCCGTTACGGAAGAACCTATCCGAAACGACCAACATCAGGGCCGGGACTACTGGCCAACACAGACCGTTTTGCGGAATCCTTCCGTGGTTCGATAGGCGAATAAACTACACAATTTTGGAGATTGAATCATGGCAAAAACGATGGGTTACCAAGGCGGGCTGTTCTACGGCACAAAGGGCAGCGCTGCAGCAACTCGCATCAACGCTCGCGTGGATGTGAATTTTGATTTGGGTGTTGAAACCGGATCGACAACCTCAGCAGGCGACGGATTGAGTGTGCCGATCAACACCGGCGAGGCAACATCGCTGACGCCGAAAATCACGTTCAATATGATCGTGAATGACGACGATGCAGCAATCCTCGCACTGCAGGCAGCGGCAGCAACCGGCAATCCGATTGCACTAAAATATATCCGATCAACCGGCAAGCTCGGCTTTGATTGTGACTGCATCATCAGCACGAAGCAGGGCAGTCCGCTCAAAGGCGAAGCCACGATGGACGTGTCTGTTGAGCAGGTCTCAGCGAGCCTTCGCACGCCAATCCTGAACGGATAGTCGTAGTCTCGCTTTTTCGTTTTCACACAATCTCTGGAGGCTTTCGGTTATGCCACAAATCACACATTCGCAGTCGATCACTGGTGGAGGCGTCACGATTCAGACGCTGCCAGTGGTGCGCACAAGTAGCGCGTACATCGGGCTTGAAGACACGCTCACGGCAGCGAAAGCTGGCACGCTGAGCACTCGCACGGACGCGAACACTGGCACGCTGACGATGGAGGCAAGTCACGGCATTACGACTGGTCAAATCATCGATCTGTACTGGTCCGGCGGCGTCCAGTACGGCGTCACAGTTGGCACTGTCTCAGTGAACAGCGTACCGATCGATTTGGGTATCGGTGACGATCTGCCAATTGCGACGACTGCAATCACTGCCGTGGTTCAGACGTCGATGAATCTCACGATTGACGGAGACAATACGGCAATTATCGCAGTCGTTGTCGAGACGATTGACAGTGCCCTGCGGACTGCCGGACATGTCCAATTTCGCGACGTGTCAAACAATGAAATTGCTGAACTCGATTTCGTCACGAACGTGCCAAGGATCTGGGACATCACCGGCGGGTCAGCAAATCCGTTTACGGGTGCCGTAATCACGAACCTGAAATCCAGCCAAGGCAACGTCACCACAACCGAGGTCTATACGCTGAAAATTGTCGGCGTACAAGATGCGTCCCCGTAATCGAAACGAGGAAAACGTGGATCTTAAAAGCGACGAAAAATCTGTTCTTCGCCAGCTCGCGGATGACAAACAGCCGGTCGGTATCAACGCCGATCGGCTCCAGTCAATCTTTCGACGTTTTGGCATGAATAGACTGATTGACAAACAGAACCTCGTGACGAGTCTCGGCAGACACGTTGCGTTAAAAATCGAACCAACAAAGGAATCAGATGGCTCAGTTCATCGACAAGAAGAATCAAGTGTGGCAAGTGAATCTAGACCCGGTGATAGCAGACGAGATAAATCAGGATCACGGAATCGAGATCGTGAATCTGGCGAAAGATCCGATGTTGAAACTGAGGACGGAACCAGCGGTTCTATGCGCAGTGATGCTGACGATTTGCCGGGATCAGATTACGGAACTAGGACTGACGGACAATCAGTTCCTGAAGCTGATTCCGCTTCCACCTGACGCTGTGCTGACTGCTGTCGAGGAGTCGATCGTCAATTTTTTCCCGACTGGTCGAGCTTCGCACGTCAAAGAAGTTCTGGCCAGTTACGGCAACATGGCAAACAAGACGGACGAATTGACTACCGTGAAAATGCGGACAGTGGTGGCAGATCCAGCGACGATGCAAATGATCAGCGATCGGGCAGATCGGGAGATTGCGAAGGCGATGAAAGAGATGACCGATTCGCCACCTGGCACATAGAGTACGGGGGGCGGGATTGTGTTTTTGTAATCGACGGCATGGATGGCATTGAGGCCGGTTATCACTTCGCTGGAATCGTCGGAATCAGTCCCAAAAAATGGACGTTGCGACAACTGTGGATGATGGCGAACGGATTCCAGAGAAATCGACGGCGTGAGAATCTGGAGGTTGCGAGTCTCGTTTGGGGACTCGGCTCAATCGACTGGCAGGACTATCTATTGTATGGCCAGATGACGGAAACAGGAGCGGGCGGAGCGGTGCAAGTCACGCCAGAACTGCAGGGCAAGATTGACGACGAAATCGAACGAATCCAGCGAGAGAATCCGAGTCTACCGAAGTTCGGATGAATCACGAAAGGTTTTGAAATGGCAAAAGCTGACGTGATGGCTGGCAGGGCGTTTGTCTCTCTGTTTGTAAAACAAGACGCGCTCACTCGTGGCCTGCAAAAAGCCCGCGCCAATGTCGACAAGTTTGGTTCCGACTTAATGGGTTTCGGTACGAAGTTGGCAGGCATTGGTTCCCTCATGGCTGTTCCGCTCGCCGCGTCTGTGCGAGTAGCAGCGAATTTTGAAGAGGCAATCAGCAAGTTCAACTTCGTTTTTAAAGACGCGAAAGACTCCGCAAAAGATTGGGCCGACGGATTCGCCAAACAGGTCGGTAGATCACGGCTGCAAGTTGTGGAGTTCTTGGCGGATACGCAGGCACTCGTCATGCCAATCGGTTTTGAGGACGGCGCTGCAGTCGAAATGAGCAAGCAGCTTACAACGCTCGCGGTGGACCTTGCTTCGTTCAACAATTCGGCGGATTCAGACGTTTTAAGAGACCTGCACTCGGCGTTGGTTGGGTCATCTGAAACGATGCTGAAATATGGAGTAATTGCAAACGAGGCTGCTGTAAAACAAGAGCTGCTGAACATGGCGATCAATCCCAAAGATGCCACGAATCAAGACAAGGTGCTGGCGAGATACAACATCATCATGCGAGGCACAGTCGCCGCTCAAGGCGATGCAACGCGAACTTCGCAGAGCTTTACGAATCAGATGAAAGCACTAAACGGCAGCCTGTCTGACATGGCCGTCGAAGTCGGAACAGCAGTTCTTCCGGCACTTTCGAAGATCGCGGCAAACTTTGTAGCGATCATTCGCCCGCTTGCGGAGATCGCGAGGCAAAACCCGGAAGTGGTCATGTCATTCGCGGCCGTTTCTGTGGCCGTTGTCGCGTCTGGGGTAGCAATTTATGGCTTTGGGATCGCAGCAAAGGTAGCGGCTGTTGGTGTTGGGGTGCTAATCACGGGCGTCGGAATCATCAAATCAGTTTTCGGCTTGGCGATGGGTGGCGTGAGATTATTCCAGGCCGCAACCGTTGGTCTGGCAACATTCATGCAGGCGACGTTTGCCGGAGCGGCGACAGCCAGTGCGGTTGCCGTCACTGCGTTAGCCACTGCAGAGACGGCATCAGCAGGCATGGCGGCACCATTTACAGCCGCAACAGTGATCGCTGCGAATGCAACCGGTTTACTCGGATTTAACGCGGCCGCAACATCGGTTGCGATGCTGGCACAGGCAAACGCGATGGGTCTGATACTGATCGCAGCTGGCGCAGCGTCCGGCGGACTGATCACGATGGCTGGCTCCGAGGTTGCGGCGTCCGGCGGACTGATCACGATGGGAGCTTCGTCGGTAGGTGCGTCATCCGGTCTGCTACTGATGGCAGGGTCGGCTGTCACAACAGCGGCCGGTGTCACAACAGCGGCCGTAGCATCGACTGCATCCGCCGGAATCATGTCAACGGTATGGACGGCAGCCGCTGGCGTGATCAGCACCGCATGGGCTGTCATGACAGCACCGATAGTTCCCTTCCTGATCGCAGCAGCGGCAATCGTCGCAGTCGTCGGTTTGATCGCAGGAGCGGCAGCATGGGCAACGATCAAAGGCACAGATTTTTCCGGGGCGTGGAAAGTTGCAACGGGCACACTTTCAGAGATGATGGCCGTCGCAAAACAGGTCGGCGGAATTCTGATGGATGCACTCGGAGGAGGTGACTACGACATTGCGTTCCAAGCCGCAATGCAGGGCATCAAGCTCACCCTAGCAGTAGCAATCGATGCAATGTCGGAATTGTGGAGCCTGTTTTGGAACGGTGCTTGGGAAATGACCAAAGCATTCTTCACGAACTTTATCGGCATCTCGGGCCGCATGATGGGGGCTGTAGCACGGGCAATTGCCAATCCGACAATGGCTGTAACAGAGTTACTTGCGGCTGGATATGATCTTGCAAATCAATCATTTGAGGTCTCATTCGGCATCGACACCACGGGCATGCGTAAAGAAGCAAAAGACGAACTTGACAGGCTGGAAAAAGAACTTGCAGACCGAAAAAGTCAACGCGAAGAAGAGGCAAAACCCAAAGCTGATCAAGAGGCAGCGGATAAAATTACTGGCAAAACGGCAAACGATAAATTTGCAAAAGAACTAAAGCAACTCGAATCGCTGATGAGCCAAGGGCTGATATCGGAAGAACAATTTAACAAGGAAAAGAAACGACTTGAATCTGAGCGTGCGATGGCAGGGGGAGATCAGACGCAAGGGCCGCCTGATGGTGCCAGTGCCGCAACAGACGCATTCGATCGCGAAACAGAAGCGATACAGCAGCAGATCATTGCACTGACGCAGGGTGCAGAAGCTGCGGAACGCTTTAGGCTTGCGAAACTGGTAGACGACAAAGGAAAAGCACAGTTTACACCGGAACAAATCGACGATGTGATGTTGCTGCAGTCGCAGCAGCAGGAAGCGACGAAAGCACAGGAAGCCGCTCAGCGAGAAGTGCAGCACATTCAGGACTATGCCGACGTCGACGCAAACCGCAAAGAAAAAACAATGACGTCCGCTGAGATCGCAGACAAAGAAAAGCTATCAATTGAGGAAGGTCGTAAGGCTGGACGAATTGACAACGAGACGGCAAAAAAAGCAATGGCAGAAGCCGACGTTAGGCAGGCCGAGCGAGATCATCAAGCAAGCCTGAAGAAATTCAAAGGCGAAGGTGTTGGCGGGACTGAAACCGGCATAAAGTCAGGCGGTGCATCGGCCGCGACATTCTCCGCACAAAGCCTGATGCAACTCGGCGCATCGCAGGGCAAAAACACGCAACTGCAGGCGGCGGTTGATACAAAAAAGGAAATCATGGCCGCAAAAAAACAGGCTAAGGAAGACGCGGAAAAACAACTTGAAGCCACGAAGAATCAGGGGCTACATCACGCATGAGAATTTTCCCGATACCGGACGGAGTCAGCAGCACAGCGAACCCACCAACGCAGACGCACAGATTCAAAATCGCGGACGTTGCAAACGAAAACACAGCCATTGCATACGCGATTGCGTCAACTGCGTCGATCGTCTCGACAGTCTATGGCGTGCTGTATCGTGACGACGTTCGAGTCAATAAAACGGCGTTCAATCAATGGTCCGTTGAGGTGCCGTACGGACTGAAAAAAAACGAGACGGGCGAGTGGACTTGGGACTTTGACACCTCCGGCGGAACCGTCCAGATCTATCAAGCGAAACAGGAACTGAGACGATATCCGACAGCCACGGCACCGAACCAAAACGGAGCAATCTCTGTTGATGCTGACAAAGTCGAAGGCACGGAAATCATCATTCCAGCCATGAAAATCAACGTGCAATTCAAGCATCCGCTCGGCGTTGTCACGCTTGCAAAAGCAAAATATCTGAGCGATATCACCGGGACTGTGAACAGCGATTCGTTTCTGTCATTCGCGCCAGGGCAGGTGTTGTTTCTTGGCGCTCGCGGTTCCGATGGATCGGCGGCAGAGGCAACGATTGGATACAGTTTTGCAATGGGGCCAAATGTCACAGGTCTGACAATCGGCTCGATTGCAGGGGTTGCAAAACGTGCTTGGGAAGTGGCGTGGATAAAATATAAAGACACGGTCACAACTGCTGATGATGCAAAGGAACAGCCGACTCGCGAGGCAAAGTATGTCTACATCGATCGTGTCTACGAAGAAATCGCGATGTCGACAGCACTCGGATTTGGGGGCTAGGTTATGGCATCAGATAGCACGGGCAAAGCATCTGCAGGCGATCCGTTTCGACCGCCACCTGCGACAATCTGGAACAGCATGATTGACGCTGGCAGAGCGTTCTCGAACAGCCAGCTGGGCGATGGATCGAGTCAGCCAATACGGCCACGGCCAACAGATATCATCAGGATCAAAAACACCAGCGGAGCAGCAAGGCGACGCGGCGAGATTCTACGAATCGATGGCAAGGCAATCGACACCGTCACGGCGGAACATATCTGGCTGACTGGAGTGGTGACAACGGCAGACGGTTATTTCGGGATCTTGCGAGATCCAGTGCAGGACACTGAGATTGCACCGCTGCAAGTCGATAGCGCGTGCATGGCGTTGGTTGAGATCACCGATATCGCGCACAAATCGGCGAACGTGACGGCGGGCAATTACGTTCTGCAATCAGCGGAATCAGGGCCTATCGATATTCTGTTTGCGCCTGACGGGCTCGGAGAAAAGGAATGTGCTGTCAGGTTCAGCGGCGGATCGGGCGGCGGAACACATCAAATTGAGTTCACTGCGGTTGACGCAATCTGCGATCAAGACACGGGCGAAGTGACAATGCTGATTGCAACAGTCGATTGGTACTCTCCAGGTTGCACCGCACGACCTCCCGGAATGGATTCATACGATCAGGTTGAGATCTATCCTGCCTGCGATGCGTTTCAGATGTACACGACTGATTTCTTAATGACGGCATCAGGTAAAGCAACGTGGATGTATCCTTGGAGTGGTGTCTATTGCGTTCCGCAATGGCGAGCCGACTTTATCTGCGGTAGTCCGGAGTGCGACTAATGGCTGTCGGACCGAATCGCCCTGAGAAATTTCTTCGCACAAAGCCGATCAAGAAATGCGCAGAGACTCATCTGATTCCATGCTCCGGAATAGAGACGGTTGAGTGCTGTAAAATCGTGCCCTGTACCTACTGCCTGGAACTGGAAGATTACGACGGGATTCAATACGGAACCGCAACTCTAAATAAAGCCGACGGCACATGGTCTGGTTCAGTCGGTGGCGTTGCCTTCCTTGCATGGTGGGAACCGAACCAATACTCAGGCGAGTGCGAATTCGTTGTCGAGTTCGGCGGTGAGGAAGTGTATCGTGCGAGTTGCTACGACGGCGTGAGTTGTCGTGATGCAAGCGGCGAGGCTGGCGTCAGCATTGGCTACGACGCTTACACGCTGCGATGGATCAAGAAACTACCGAGACCGCTGCCCTACGTTGTGCCGGAAGGTGAATGCCGAACGTGGTTCTGCGGGACTTGTGAATGCACTTGTGAATGTCTTTGCGTGACGATCACGGATAGCTACGGGGACGTACTGGCGACTGGAGAGATCTGTGATACAGCTTACCCTTGCGATGGTCCAGTGTGGGCTGGGACTGTCGCTAATCCGGAAGCAGGGACGTCATACGAGTTTAGCCTATCGCTGGAAAGAGATCCATACGGAGAATGTGTTGTCACTGGTTCGATAGGTGGCGATGATGTTGGTCAAATCAGCGTGTCAGGTTGCAGTGCGATATCCTTTGAGTTCACGAACGTCGCTGGTGTCGTCTTTGGAGTTCGATGCAAGGTATGCGACTGTACTGAGTCTAATTTGTGTTGCGGTGGCAGAAACTTGTCCGGACCACTTAACCTTAATGTCCTGAACACTCTGACGACGTGCAGCTCACCTCAAGGCGTGTTTTCGATTCCTGTAGACGGATCACCAGCAGGTCCGTTCTCTGTACTTGTTCCAGTGCCAGACGGCGGCGAAGATATTTGCGTTGCTGTTGATTTTACTTTCCGTTTTTTCTGTGACCCTGGCGGACCAGTTTACCAGCTCGAAATGAAATTTGACTACTTGGGCACTACATACCCGACGACCGGATGGTATAGTCAATTCAAGGTCTCAGAGGATTGTGGCCCTCCTTACATCGGATTATGGGAGCAGCGGGGGGACGGTGCTTTTTGGAACGGAGTGCTTTCATTTTTAGTGGAGGAGTAACCAAAGTGGACGAATTAAAAGCAGTGTGCTTAGTTGGTGTTTTGGCAATTCTTTTTGTGTGTGTCATACCAGCCGTGAGGCTATACGAAGAACAGACGGTGCGTGATGAATTCAACCAACGAACTCGCGAGAACTTCCCTGGCTACACTGGAGGCAGTTTGGCCGGAGAAAGCGGCGAGGCTTCGGACGGCTATGGACCGATCTGAACCGCAGATCGTTCCTGTAAAATCTCACTCAAGACAATTTCTTGAACTCGTCGGCACCGCGCTCAAGGTCCGCATCGAAAAACTCACCAGCATCAAAACAGGCAAGGGATGCGGCTGCGATAACCTAGCCAACAAGATGGATGCGTGGGGAATGGCTGGCTGCGAACTTCACCGTGAAGAGATCGTCAACCATTTGGTCAGCAATCGAGATATCCTGACCGAGGCACTAAAAGAATGGTGTTCCGTAGCGTGGATGGTCTCGACTATTACTCCTGACGTGCTGTTGAGTCAGGGTGCGAACTGGATTCTGACGCAGGCAATTGAGGACGTTCGCAAACAACCAAAGCCTGATCCAGTCATCCGGGCACCAGTCGTGCGAACTGCAACGCAGCCAACACAGCGAGGCGCGGCACAATGGATCAAGGGGCTGAAAGCAACACAGGCCAAACTTCACGCAGAGACGATGGCAAAGCCAAAGCCGTCACCAGATCCATTCGAGGGCGTACCGATACTTCACTTCGGTGCTCACCTATGGCCGACTAAAAACAATTGGCAATGGCACGTTCAACTCTGGAACCAGATGCCTGCTCTGATCAACGGGCAGTGTTTCGTCGGTATTGCAACAGATCCATCGACCGACACGCATGAGACGATTCGAGCCGCATTGCATGCGTCGATCATTTGCAAAGAATTCACAAACCATGCACACGGAGAGACCCAGACCTTCCGGTGGCTACAGGAAGTTGTTCCTCAAGGCTCGGACGATGTGCTGATCTATTGCCACGGCAAAGGAGCCAAGACTAATACATCGAAATCAGAGGCCGTTCGTCGGTGGTCTGAAGCAATGTATCAGACGATCGTTTTCAATCACGATATGATCCGCGAGAAGTTGGCAGCGGGTTACAAAAACTGCCATTCATTTCGGACGTTCGGGACTCGTCCGCTATCGCCGCGTTTCGCATGGCATCCGTCTGGAACATTCTTCGCAGTGCGGGCGAAGTATCTAGCAGGCAAGCCGGTGAAGGATCGTTACGGAGGCGTTGAGGCATGGTGCGGCGACCACTTTCCGGCACATGAAAGCTGGTGCGAGTTTTACGACAACTCGATGTTCACGACACTCTATAACCATAAAGAATCGACCGAGATTGTGTTACCTATGTTGATCGAATGGAACCGGAAACAAGCCTACGAAGGACGTCAATAATGTGCAGCACATGGGGTAAAAACTTTTGCCGTCAACTTCCTGAAGGATCGATCAAAGGAAAGTCGGTTATTGAAGTCGGGTCGATGGACGTCAACGGGTCGTGTCGTCCGTGGATTGTGCAGCAACTTCCATCGAGCTATGTCGGAACTGACATGCAAGCGGGGCCTGGTGTCGATGTGGTTTGCACGTCCAGTGAACTACCGAAGCGGTTCGGCGTTGTGTCAACCGATCTGATTGTCTGCACGGAAGTTCTGGAGCACGTCGAGGAATGGTTTTCGTTTCTCGATGCAATTTGGAGCGTACTGAAACCCGGCGGAATCCTGCTACTGACGACACGATCTCCAGGCTTTCCGCTGCACAATTATCCGTCCGATCATTGGCGTTTTACCGTGCGCGACATGCTGACAATTTTCGAAGACCAGACGATCTGCACAATCACAGTAGATCCTACGAGTGATCCGGGCGTTGGAATAATCGTGCGAAAAGTCGCGAATGAACTAACCGCAGTCAATCCGTATTCGATGAGTGACCGTCATAGTCTCGATCGCCGTCCCCAATAAGACGGGCTGGCACAAACAAAGCTATAGGAGAGCCTGCCTCAATCGGGGTAGGCTCGCTTCGTTTCAGGACGCTGTTAAAAACGCAATTGAAACCGCATAGCAATTCTGCTACACTGACAGCATGGCGACAAAACAAAAACCTCAATACCCAATCAGCGTGCAGGCTGCCGCAGACCTTACTGGCTACTCACGAGCGTGGATTTCACGACTCTGTCAGCACGGAAAAATCGGCACACGGCACGAGATGCTGTCGTCCGGGCGGCACTATTACAGCCTGGATCAGCAAGCAGTTGCCTGGTTGATTTCTCGAAAAAAAAAATAATCGAAAAAACTTTACGGCTATCTGTTGACATGTTGTAGAGACGTCTCTACAATGGTCGATAGAAGAGTGTGAGACGAAAACGAACCGGAGAGAAACGATGAACACGCGAAACAAAAACGGAAAAATAGAATACAAGGGTGTCTGCCTGCGAAAAGATCTTCGGCTCGCAATCTACCTGAGAGATTCTTTCCGTTGCGTGTACTGTTGTGCCGACCTGCATGGTGTTGCCCCAAGCGATATCACACTCGACCATGTCAAGTGCCAAGCCGACGGCGGCAGCAACGATGCGACGAATCTGGTGACAGCTTGCCGACACTGCAACTGCAGCCGACAGGACAAGTCACTTGCGAAATTTTGCGGGCCGGAAACACGAAAAGACATCAAGAGGCTGACGTCCCGCAAAATTGCAAGTTATCGCAAGCTGGCAAAGGCGATAATCGAAGGCACCACTGAAGACCCACGAGGGAACTGAGACAGAGTGCGTGATGTTCACGCCGGTCCTTTTCAACAAGTCGCCCGCAAGGGCAGGGAGAATTTAAGATGATCACTGACAAAACAGGATTTTTAGTAGTGTGTACGAATCCCGCAAAAGGCAGCGTAGAAAAATGCTGGTTTGATGATGCCGAATGGACTGTTGACGACGCAATCGAGCAGTTTTGCACGGACCACGAGCTGGATCGCTCCGAGGTGACAGCGGAAACCGAGGATTAGTATCCTCGAAACATAAGTACGCAATCCGGAACTCAACGTGATGCCGGTCCTTTTTTTGAGTCGCCCGAAAGATAAGGAGAATTTAAGATGCCATTGACATCCAAGCATCTACTGGAAGCATGTTCCATCGCGGAGCGAGACCATCGGCTTTACGGTCGAGAATATAAGCAAACGGTCTGGGACTGTGGGACTGCTTGCTGCCTACACGGGCTGGCGACATTGATCGCTAGCAGAGGCGAAGAGTCGGCAATGCAAGGTCCATCGCCTGAGGATTATGATGACCTAGGATCGGACGTGCGCAACGGAGTGGAGAGCGTGCTGCGAAGCGTGGGTGGCACTCCTGATTTGATTCGCAGAGTTATCGGCGACGACGTGCGGATCGGGGACCGCGTCCAGATCGGTACCAACGCACAGATCGGCTACAACGTGCGGAGCGGGGACCGCGTCCAGATCGGCGCCAACGCCCAGATCGGGGACCGCGTGCGGATCGGGGACCGCGTTTGGATCGGGGACCGCGTGCGGATCGGCTACAACGTGCGGAGCGGGGACCGCGTCCAGATCGGCGCCAACGCCCAGATCGGGGACCGCGTGCGGATCGGGGACCGCGTTTGGATCGGGGACCGCGTGCGGATCGGGGACCGCGTTTGGATCGGGGACCGCGTGCGGATCGGGGACGGCGTGCGGATCGGGGACGGCGTGCGGATCGGGGACCGCGTGCAAACCGGGGACGGCGTGCGGATCGGGGACGGCGTGCACGTAAGTCCTGACGTTCAGATTAGGGACCGCGTGAAGGTTGAATACGATATTTGGTAATACAATAATGGTTGAAGACAGCACGTTGATTCTGGGACTTTTCAACCTCAACAGTCCACAATTCACTATTTTTCTAAGGTTCACGACAATGACTACAGTATTTATTTACCAACCCACTACGGGTGACAGAGTCTTCGCTTCGCGACCGAATCAATTCGTGCGGGTCGTGGAATGGCAGAACGGATGCCGGCACGTAACTGGCGGAGTGCATTTTTCATGGCAGACCGCCACCGCTGGACGGCACTGGAGGGGTCCAGCGGTGGCAATGGCCACCGCTATTGTAGCCGCCGTAGGCGGCGTAGCGTGGGACGAAAACGGAGTAGTCCATTTGGTCGTTCCCCATACGTCGGCTTATCTCGCCTGGGATTGGATGTGCGACACGGCAACCGCGGCCATCGGCGACGACGCTGCTCCACCAGATAGCCACGACAAGAGTAATATAGTCCGGCTGATCGTCGAGGGGGTGGCAAGCTTCGCATCCGGTCAACTGGATGGCACCCCGGAACAATGCACTGATGTGGTGGATATCCCCGTCAATTGCGCTCTTCCGACGTATTGCCCATTGATTTGCCACAGTGATGGAAAAGTCCCAGAAGGATTTTTCTACGCAAAGGGCGATCCATGGATTCCGGTAACCGTTTTCTGTGGTGGCGTCCCGGTCTCAACGTGAGGCCGGGACTTTTCAATCGAAACGATTCACTAGTAATAAGGGATCACGACAATGACGACAATGACGACAACATCAACAAAAAATAAACTAATCGATAGCGACAGCCGACGTAGAGCGTATGACATGCTTCAGGGCCTGGCAATTATCGAGCACCACTCTCTAGGCAGGTTGCTTCTGGTAGAGGGATTCGGCGGCACAGATTCGCTCGAAGGCGGCTCGTATCGCTGGAAGCACGGCTTGTGCTACAAGATCACCGAAACAGACACACTTGGATCCATTTTCGACGAATCTACAGAGAGTGGATTCTGCGACGTGGACGGATTGTACGCTGAAGAATTCAGTGGCAAGATCATCAACAAAATAGCGGAGTCAGTAGGGCTCTAACGCTTTCCGCAACCCGGCCTCAACGTGAGGCCGGGACTTTTCGTTGGCTTCCAGCCTGGTCGATACTACGGCCGGCGATCCAGTTGGGGACCGAAACGGCATTGGAAGTCAATAATTCACTTCCAAGCGGTCGCCAGTGGTCGCACGGATGCGGTGGCCGGTGAGTTGAGATCCGGTGCCACTGAAGACCCACGAGGGAACTGAGACAGAGTGCGTGATGTTCACGCCGGTCCTTTTCAACAAGTCGCCCGCAAGGGCAGGGAGAATTTAAAATGACAATCAAGCAAGTCGAAGTGTGCGGAAACGAAATTGAGATTGATTTCAGCGGCGTCGGTCATTGCTGGAAGGCAGCAAAAGAAATCGACTGTCCCCCATCAATCCAGGAAGAGATCGCGGGTGAGATCATAGACCGTTTAAAGGATGACTGCTCTGAGTTTGTTGGCTCAAACGGCGTGCATTATCGCTGGTAAATTGCAGGTTTATGCAACCACCCGGCCTCAACGTGAGGCCGGGACTTTTCAATCGAAACGCAAGTGGTAAGGAGATTTTCAAATGGGATTTGCACGCAATTTATGCGGGGCCGACGACAACAGTTCTGGTGGGGCACCAGATTACCCGGTAAGCGCCGAGGACCGTGCGTACTCCGCGGCAAAGGCCGCGGAATGGTTGCTAAGGGTCCAGAATGGCGAACATGTGGACCCATTTGACGACGTCGCCAAACGGGCCAAACGCGAGTTTGATCGTATGATCGGCTTGCGATATCGAGATAGCAGTGCGTATGTGATGTCGTGGTGCGATGCGGTTTACGAAGACACATGTACCGAATGGATAGCTTCCGCAACTGCTATCCACAGGATCTTGTTGTTTCAAGCAAAATGATTTTTGAGGCGGCTTTGAAATTGGCTGAACATTTTGTTCGTCGTTCATTCGGCGAAAGGAGCTACTATGAGATTCGTAAATCTGACACCGCACCCGCTGACAATCGTAGAGGGTGAACAATCGACAGCGTATCCAGTCGATGGGCCGGCACCAAGGCTGGCGGTAGATCGCGAAACCCTCGGGAAGATCATGGATACGAGCGGTGGATCTCACGACGGTGGATCGCACGTGTATGACGAGGCTGGGATGCCGTGGGAATGTCCAGTCTTTTCAGTCGTGAGATCCACGATGGGCGAGCCTACCGGATTACCCGATCCGGCAGACGGCGTGATTGTGATCGTGTCGGCACTCGTTGCCGAGCATCCGTCGGTAGCACATCGCACCGACCTGGCCTATCCGGGCGAGGCAATCCGCGACCCTGACGGAAAAATTGTCGGGGCAAAAGGATTGTGCGCGGGGCCGGGACTGGCTGATTCATTGCGCACAACGAAATTGGGGCGAACATGATTGAGCTATTTTGTGACGTTTTGGTGCCTGCCATGATGATCGGCGGAACGTTGATTGCGGCGATTGTGTTCGCTTCACTGATAGGTGACGACGACGAGTTAGTCTAACCGGAGAGAGCAAGGGTTCACCGGATTTTACACAACCACCCGCAACGGCTCTGAGGCTGTCTAGCGTGATCTGCGGGTTCGCGAACGAGTCGCGGCGGGTGGCTGTTTTTCTATTTACTTAAAGGGGTTTTTCAATGGGTCCAAAGTACGAACATTTCAAATTCGCGTGCGGCGATATAGTCGCACTAAAACAGATGATTGAGATTGAGCAAAATGAGCCAATGATGATCGTTGAACTTCTGTATCAGGAGTGCCCTGGCGGCGTTCAATTACATTACTCTTGCCGCAATTTTCGCTTTTCGAATCCTGTCAGGTATCTGGAAAATGAACTTGCTGAATACGTCGCAGTTGATCCTTCCAAAAAGTGGTCTGAGGTAATGGATGCAACAGCTTCCCGCGCTGCACTGCGGCGCGAATTGCGAGCCAAAGAAAATGACACCACTGGCTCGGCGGAATAGATCAACTCACAAAACTGAAATGGATGTCACATGCTCTGTTTATCACGGAAACTGAACGAAAAAATTGTAATCGACGACGGAAAGATTATCGTCGAAATTTATGAAATTCGCGGCAGCATTATTCGACTTGGGGTCACTGCACCGAAGAATGTTTCGATTCATCGCGAAGAAGTTTGGTTGGCTATTCAAAAAGAGAAAGGCGAGTCGTGCGAATAATAAACTGCCGTCAAGGCTCGGATGAGTGGCACGCTTTACGAGCACGGCCGACAGCTTCCGAGTTCGGAAAATTCATCACGGCGGCTCGTGGTGACTTCTCGAAACAGTCTGAAGGCTATGCGGCAAAGATCGTAGCGAAACGGCTTGGAGTTTACGCCGAAGCTCCCCCGAGTTTCTGGATGGACTGGGGCACGGAACAGGAGCCGAACGCGAAGTATCTTTACACTCAAAAGAGCGGAAAGGAAATAATCGAAGCTGGCTTTATTATGCCAGATCACACAGACGCTTATGGTGGGTCGCCCGATGGTTTGATTGGCGACGACGGCATGATTGAGATCAAATGCCCTGCACCGGAAACACTGATCGGAATTCACGCGGATGGCGTAATGCCGATCCAACACAAGCCGCAGGTGCAAGGATTGCTAATGATTTCTGGACGGGAGTGGTGCGACTTTTTAGCGTACCATCCGGAGTTGACGCCGTTCAAAATTCGCGTCTATCCGGACATCAAGTATCAAGCGAAAATGGCAGTGGCGTTGTTGTTGTTGTTGCAGGACATTGAGCGGATTGAATCGAAGGTGAAGCGGTGCAATCATCATATTGTGTCGCAGGTATCAACAGAAAAGTATAGAGGGGAAATGATCGATGACTGAATCGAATAGGTACAGAGGCCACGTCTCAGCGATGCGGTCCGATAACGAGTTTATGGGCGCGGAGGATCTGGTTGAACTCGGCGAAGTCTGGTTTAGAATTGAAGGAGTCTATCAGCACTTGAATCGCAAAGCGTGCGGCAAGTTGCAGCGGCAAATGTTCACGATTCGATTGCTTGATCAGGACGGCAATCCAGTTGAAAAAGACTGGTGGATAAAAGCCACGAACAGAAAGCAACTAACGGCGCTTTACGGGGCTGATACGCAGGCTTGGGAGGGGCAATGGGTGTGTTTGTTTGTCACGGAGGTTAAAAGTCCAGAAGGCGGGTTGACGTTGGGAATCAGGATCAAATACGCCAAGACGCCACCGCAAGAAGTTGCACGGCCGCCAGTCGTCGAGACGAAGAAACCTGCCAAGTTTCAGCACGCACTACTTGATAAGTGGCGTCCACAATTCAAGGGATGTCCTGCTGAAATAGGGCAGGTCCTAAAGTCAATGGCAGCAGGATTGGAAACGCGAGATCCTGCGACACTGGAGCTATGCGAAACGGCGATCACTGAGATCGCTGACGATGACTGGAGAGACAAATTGAATCAGTTCTTGGCGGCAATTCTTGACGAAGTTTCGAAAGGCTAAACCGTGGCGATGACACCGGAAGAAAAAGCCGAACGGGCACGGCAGCGGATGATCGAAAAATCTAAAGAGGTCAGTTGCGGAACCTACCTGCAGAATTTCGTCGCAACACGATTTCAGAAGGTCGTGAAAGCTGAGGCTGGGGCGATGCCGGATGGCGTCGCGGTCGCAGTGTTCCGGGACGCCATCGTCGGAATTCAGCGGTACGTTGGGGAGGTTGTTTGCGTCACATGCGGCAAGGTTACAGCATGGGATGCGCGGGACATGAACGCAGGGCATTTTATCGGATCGCGGAGGAATTCGATACTGCTCGAAGAATCGAACTGTGCCCCTCAGTGCGTTCACTGCAACCAGTATCAATCTGGCAATCCGCAAGCCTATCGAATGTGGATGGAAGCGGTTCACGGCGTTGAGATTATCGAAATGCTACAGCGGCTAAAAACGCAGTCGGTAACGTGGGATCGGGAGCAACAGGTTGACATGCGAATTGAGTATGATCGGCGATTGAGGGTCGCGATCGAGACGATGAAACGAAACGAGATATTCTGAAGAGCGGGCGGGGAAGCCGAGATGCCAACTCGCAAAAGACATCGGCTTGACAGTACTGATCAGTGGAGAGACACAGATCGTTTTTCAATCCTACTTTATGAAAGTTTATTCGATGAAAAATCATTCAATTTCTGCCGAAAATCTCGGTCCAATTTCAAAGCTAGGATTCACGCTTGAATCTCCTGGCGTGACGGTGCTGGTCGCGCCAAACGGATCGGGTAAAACGATCCTACTCGATGCTGTGCAGGCAGCGGCAAGAGGCGAAGGAAAACTACCGCTCCGCGACTACACAAAAAAGGGTCGCGTCGAGGCGTTCGGGGCCGTGATTACGATCGGCGGAACGTGCCGCCACACAGGCGAGTTCGAAGTCACGAATCTGGAGGGCAGGTTCGATTTGGCCGGGCTGGTCGATCCGCGAATCAAGGCACCGGCAGCGGCTGACAATGCACGTATCAAAGCACTGGTCGCACTCACCGGCGTCAATGCAGATGCCGGACTGTTCAAAGCCAATCCATCCTTCGCTGACTTCTCAACGATCGTCAAATCAGCATCGACCGAGACGGATGACTTGGTCGATATGGCTCGGCGAATCAAAGATGATTACGACGCGGCGGCTCGGACTGCTGAAGACGAATCGAAGCGTGAAGACGGCCATGCGACCGGTCTTAATCCGCCAGACGATTTGGACCTGACATCGGAATCGGACTCGGCGAAATTGCAAACAGCGTACAACGCAGCACGGGACATGTTGACCCGATTAAGGTCGGTCGTTGATGCTGCGGAGAAACAAGCGGCAAAACTGGAAAAGGCTCGTGAGTCGATTGCGGCGATGGGCAGTGATTCGCCGGAGGCTCAACTGCTGACGGTAAAGCAACGGAGGGCGGCGACACTGGCGACAGTGACAGCGACCGAAGCTGAACTCGTTTCGATGCGAGCCAAAGCGATGAAAATGAAATCCGATATTGAGCGAATGAATTCTGATATTGCTGGCGACGACGAGTTGATTCAATCAATCGGGTCGCGTATCAAATCTATCGGTCTGGCAGAGTCTATTGTGTCAGAGTCAATCATCGTCGTGCCTACTGATGAGGTGATCGAGTCGGCACAAACTGCCGTCAAAGAAACTGCCGAAGCGGTCGAGCAAGGGGCACTGATTCGACAGGCAATCAAGGATAAAGCCGAAGCCGAAAAACACCGCAAGCTGGCCATGGCTGCGAAGGCGAAAGCGGCGGCGTATCGAGACGCTGGCAAGTCGACCGACGAAGTATTATCGTCGTGCATCAAGTGCCCACAACTGCGGGTCGAATCAGACGGCAAAGCGGCGAGACTCGTCACCGATACGGAGCGTGGCAACTCGATTCCGTACCACGATTTGAGCGACGGCGAGAAGTGGACATTGGCAATCGACATAGGAGCGGATCAGGTCGGCGACGGCGGTCTGCTGGTTATCTCACAGGTCGGCTGGGAAGGCATCGACGGAAAGAATCGGCAGGAGATTCATCACCATGCAATTGATCGTGGCGTTTACATTCTGACTGCTGAGGCGTCGTCAGATCCTGCTGCTGAAAACGTGATTGTACCGACACGACTGGTTGACACAGATCCGGTTGCAGATGCTCCAGTAAAGCCAGTCAAGCCGTCAAAGATCAAGCGGCAGCCATTGCCGCCAATCGCAGAACCAGCGGGAGACGAAGAGCCATGGTAGACGACGAAACCGAACGATTCGAAAAACTGATGACCGCTATCGTGGCGATCGTCGTGAATGACTCGGTAGCGAATGGATTGCCGTGGTGGGCTGCTGAGTTGTGCCGAAAGTTGGATGACCTTGAAGCTGATGTGACGGCGTTTATTGAGGAGGGCAAAAGTCGATGACTAGTCTACCCTGGACGATCGAAAATAAAGGCAAGCAACTGGCGGCGTTTGCTTCGACAAAAGACGCGGCTGGATATTTCCTGCATCGAACTACAGGACTGCTGAGGCACAATGGCAAGTACGTGATGGATCGATGGAAGGTACGGGAGCGGATAGCTGCACCGGACCTGGCAAAGATTTTAGAAGCATTGATTATTAACTACGATGTTGAGATCGATCCACGTCGAGCAATCGACGTCGAGTTGCGAGATCAGTGCAAGACACTATTGGATGAGTGGTGCGTCCATTTTTCTGGCGAAATGGATGCACCCGCCTCGCAGTGCCTGGACGAAATCCAGGCTAAGCTGGAGGCAATGCAGCCGTGACGCGCGATGATGGTTCTAGCTTTGCGGCTGGAAGCCGTCTTGAAACGCTGACAAAATTCTGTACTGTGCTGACATTGAAGCCAGATCGAGACTGGGTTCAGCACAATTTGACGTTTTCGGGTTAGCCCAAACTAACCTGATTTCATAGCCCGCCTGTGACTGTCTCGATCAGTTGCAGAGCGGGTATTTTCATGGGATGACAAAATGAAGATCACAAACCTATCAATCGACCTGCTGAAAATCGACGCCAATACACAAAGCCGCGTCGCAGTGGATCCGGACACAGTTGACACCTACGCGGATTTGATAATCGAGACGCCAGGCGAATGGCCGCTTGGGCCGCTCGATGTGTTCCATGACGGAACGGATTACTTCGTCTCGGATGGTTTCCACAGGACACTGGCGGCGGCACGAACTAAACGAGCAAGCATCCCCTGCCGAATCCACAAAGGGACGGCACACGATGCGAGAATCTTCGGAATGACTGCAAACGACAAGCACGGGCTGAGAATGACAAGTGCTGACAAGCGGCATTGCGTTGTGTGGCTGCTCGAAAACGGCGGCAAGATGACGCAGTCTCAGATTGCTGAAAAAGCTGGAGTCACTGACAGAACCGTCAAGCGAATCGTAGCAGATCGTAAACCACCTGTGACTGTACAAACTACTGTACAAAAGGGGACAATGTCCCCTTCCGTTGATCCTCCAAAACCATCCAAGCCAACCGAACAAACGCAGGACGATCCGGAAGAGTCAGAACCGGAAGAATCTGAACCGGTCGAGACTGGCCCAACATCAGCCGCGCCACGCAATCCGCCAAGCAAATCCGAGGCGACCAACAATCAGCGGCTGAAAACTGTGAAGACGGTCGAAGCGTTGATGAGAGCGTTCGACGATCTGAACGAAATGAAGCGGAGTCTGGACGATCATCACGAAGCTATTGAGCGGTGCAAGGTGTTGCTGCAGGTTGCGAAGGGTTGGAAATGATATCACTTCCTGAGTTGTACCCGCATCAATGCGACATGCGGGACCGTGCAAGATCCGCCATCGCAAGTCAAAAGCGAATCATCCTCTGTGCGCAGCCAGGGGTCGGCAAAACTAGGATGGCGAAGTGGATTCTAGGGGCGTCTGCAAATCGTGAGAAGACGGCAGGGCAGAGCGGATACAGTCTGTTTACTGTTCAGCGTCGCGGACTGGTGGACAATGCTTCGAAGTCGTTCGCAGAGTCGCCTGCGTTGCCGCATGGAATCCTGATGAGCGGAGAAAAGCCGAACTACGGCCACAACGTCCACGTCGGGTCAATCGACACGCTGATCAGTTGGTTTTTGAATGACGATGGCTACACGTCCAACTATACTTTCGATCTGATCATATTCGACGAGGCTCACGCACATCACCCGAAGTTCGCGAAGTTTCTCGCGCACCATGACATCAAGCGTGAGGCCCTGGGATTAGTTCCGGCGTACGTGCTCGGGCTGACTGCGACACCACAAGCAAAAGGACTTGGCGACGTTTACAAAACCATCGTATTGGGGCCTCCTACGCAATGGCTGATTGATAACAAATTCTTGGCACCGTTTAGATACTTTCACGCGACTGACGGACAGCTTGACAAGTTGAAGAAACGCGGCGGCGAGTTCACCAGCGAATCGGTTTCGGCAGCGATGGAAGGCATGAGCGGCGATCTTGTCAGAGACTGGAAGAAGCTCGGCGAGGGGCGTCCTACGCTTGGCTTCTTTCCGCGCCGGTCACACGCTCAGGAGGCAGCGGCAGAACTCTCACGGGCCGGGCTGCGGGTGTCATACGTTGACGGGGAGACTCCGGACGACCAGCGGATTGAGATATTCGCTTCGTTGAATGAGCATCGAATTGATTACCTTTGCAACGTCCAGGTTGTCGAGCGTGGGACCGACATTCCTGCGATTGCATGTATTCAGATGTGCGTATCAGTGGCTTCCGTTACGCGATGGCGGCAAATGATCGGGCGCGGGTCGCGGATGAGTCCAGCCAAGCAAGATTGTATTGTCATTGATCACGGCGGAAATCTGTCATCAGAACGCAATCTCGGACTGTTCGAAGACGATCCTGATTGGAGTCTCGACATCACGACGCAAGAGACGGGCGAAGCGGTAACGCGACCGACAATCGAATGTCCACAATGCCGTGCAATCTATCGTGGAGGCCGGTGCAATTCGTGCGGATACGAGCCGACGCCGAAAGAGCGACAAGGTCAAGGGCTGGAGTTCAACGGTGCCGAACTTGTCGAGTTCAGGAAGCCGACTAAGGAAGCGAAAACGAAGACTCCGCAGGAACTGATGACGACGATATTGTATCAAGCTGGACGCTCGGGAAGAACGTGGCGGCAAGCGTGCGGAATGTTTCGCGGCGCGAACGAAAAACAAGGCACGAATCACCGTGTTCCGAGGTCGATCGTGGTGGGCGGCAGAACGTACAATATGATTCCGTACGGTTCGCCAGATTCATCGCGGCGTGTGTCGTCGCTGTATCCGTTTACTGTTGGAGGTGGGGAGTGAAACGCAAAATTTATCTAAGCGGGCCAATGACCGGCATCCCGTGCAAGAACGTTGTTGTCTTCCATTCGTGGGCCACAAGGCTGCGATGGAAGGGCCACGAGGTTATCAATCCGGCAGAGATCAGCGGCGATGGCGGCACATGGCACGACTATCTCAAGGCCGACATCAAAGCACTTTGCGACTGCGACACACTGGCCTATCTACCCGGCTGGGAATCGAGTAAGGGGGCACAACTTGAGATCCACTTGGCGCATCGACTCGGAATTGAAATCGTGGACGTGAGGACATTATGACCGACGATGAAAAGCCAACAGCCGAATCAATGCGGGCCGACATCAAGACGCGACGCAAAACGCTCAGCGAAGAATTGCACGAACGGATCAATCTTCGCCCCGACAAATGGACGTTAGCATGGTGGAATTCGCGTTTCGATGAACTGGTCCAGTCAACTCGCGGAATGTCTCACACGCTCAATAAGTTAGTCCAGAGTGTGCATGAACAGTGGCAGGAACTGAAGATCCTACGGACGGCCACCGCTGCGGCGAATATTGCACTACAAGCTGAGGTTGAGGCGGCTAATGTTGAGATCGGGCGGTTGAATTCTGAGGTGGCTGCACTGTCGGCACGGATGGGAAAAATGGCGGCGTGGGCGAAGGCAAAAGACGCGGAAAAAATGACAATTGAAAAAGACGGCGAGTATAAAGGAAAATCCAATGGCAGCGTCTAGGTACCACAAAGCGAAACTAGAGGCAACGCTCACTCAGTTGGGCGGCGGCGAGATCCCACCTGGTGCGATGGCACCAAGTGGGATTGTCGATGAGTTCGTGCTGGTCGATACGGTCCGCATCCAACTGACGAAATGCGGCAACGCGACACAGTTGGGCAGGGTGTATGATATCCTGAGAGTGTCACCGATACGCATGTTTGGGCGTGACATTCGCAATCGGAATATGTCGGAGATTAGTTTGGTGCGGGCAGAATTTGTAAGAGTCGATATTGACAGCGGCAATCTGAATCGTTAATGTTCGCGCCTGGCGTAGTCGGCCACAACAAAGCGAATTCCGGGAGTCAATCCCGTTTTTGAACCTTGCTCAACAGCGACTACCTGTTGAGCAAGGTTTTTTTGTGCCGCAAACACGGCCAAAATGCTCTATCCAACCTATACCGATTCAGCCGGGAGAAGGCAGCGGAGTTGTCCGTGTGGCCTGCTGATGACAGTGAATCTGGCACCACTGGAAGAATGTTTGCTTGAGTTCGCAGGAGACCGCGTCTAATCACGTGCGGCCTGCTGGAGAATAGTCGAAAGGGATCTGCCGAGGATCGGGCTGGGTAACACCAGCAATTGCCGCGACTTAAAAAAAAGGGCGGCTAATGGAATCTCGGCCGCGCTGGTGTGTGGCCAGTCGCGCTGGTGTGCGGTCGAATCGCAGGAATCGCATTCTTTGAAAGGAACGCAGGCAGACATGTCAAGGGATGAAGACACGAGCGTAGGCGATTCGGCTGCCACGCATTGTTATTCGCGCGTCAAGTGCATCCGTGGCGGTATGCAATGGGATAGATGGGCCAATGTGCGGCAATCATTGCTCTCATCGCGCCAACGAATTCGCATCTGCGATGGATTCAGAGAAGTGCATTCCGATTCGGCCGTAGCAACAATTTTGTTATTTTGACAGGTGGATTATGGACGCATTAGAAGCAAGGCTGGAGAATGCTAAACTTTCCGCAGCAGTCGACGATGCGTGCAAGTCGCTGCCGTAGGACTGTCTTATCAGGATTGACCTAAGCCAAGGATCAGGCGTTGTCACGTTGGAAGTGGACGGCGTGAACGAAGAATTTGCGTCGAACCGAGAGACGTTGTCAGAGACAATCAGCGATGCTATTGAGCACGCGCAATCACTGAATGGCTGAGCAATAACGTTTAAAATCAGCCGGTTTGCGTGGCTGACTTTCCACTTCAAAAGCCGATGCTCGCAAACTCGGCTGGATTTTGTGGATTGCGGTAAGCGAGTGAAAAACCCAAGGAGTAAAAAAATGAATAAACTGGAAAACTTACAAGACGCATGGCGGCGGCAGTTCGGCCACGAAATGCCAGAGCGATACAAGCACCTGCCATTGAATCTGATCGAGCGGGCGCTGCGGATGGTTCGATGCGGAGACATGCCAGTCTTCGATGTGAAGGACAGGGCGGCGACATCAGGCGAGCCGGAGTCATCGATGCTGGACTATGATGGGCACAACAATCTGACATGAGCGGAATAACAATTGATCACAGCGGGGCAGTGTTGCTCCGCGTGAATTTGGGTGAAAAACAAAAGGAAGAGACGATGACAAAAGTAGAACGGAAAAAACCACAGGCCGGCGAGTGGTGGGAAGACGAAACTGGCGAGATATGCCACATCATCGGCATTCGGGCAGATGGCCGGACTGTGCTGGAAAACGAGCCGATTGGCATGTTCTGGAAGGATTTGGACACAACAGGCTGGACGCAGATCGAAGGCTGCGATTCGTTCGAGTGGCCCAAACAGGATTGGGTCGAGATCACCGACCCGGATCATGCACTGCGAAGGGGCGTGGATTTCCTCCAATTCCAACTAAGCCCAAAACAAAGTCCAAAATGGTATGCCGTGGATCAATCCGCCGGATGTGCTGCCCGTGAATTAGGGTGCAAAATCCGATGCCTTCGCGTGGACCTGCCGGTCGCTGTGCCAGCATCCCCAGAAACAAAAACCGTCACGCTGACGACATGGCTTGTGAGTGACGACGGAAAAAAATGGCGAGCAATGGAGGGTAACTGCCGGCCAGAATCTTGGATGCACGTTCACGCAATCAGCACCAGAGATACTGTCATCAGGGCTGGCATCTGACGAGCGTGACGAGTCGCAAGGAATAACAGCGTTATTGACAATCGCAATTTCGCTTGCCATACTCCCCCGCAGAGATTTAGTTTCTGCGGGGGATCTTTGCAATGTTTGCAGCAATCGAAATCGACTGGCAGAGTATTTTTGGATCGGCAAAGCCTATCCTGATCGCAATACTCGGTCTCATGGCAGCGACGTCGTTCGGTGGCCCTGCACTCGGAAAATTGTGGGTGTGGCTCAAATCTCGATTGAGCACCGCGGCGAATCCAGCCAATGCAATCCCAGTCGGCGAGCGTAGCAGTGACCAGCCAGCGCCGGATGGCACCACTGATTATCTCGCAGCGATAAAGTCATCCTCGCCACAGGCCAGCGACGCAACACGATGGCTGTATGCCGTTGCTGGCAAGACCGAGGCACAGGTAGCGAAATCTGAGGCGACACTGGCCGTGCATCCGGTGATCGCATGAGCCACAAAGCGGGCTGGGCGTCGATAATCGCGGCGGTGTTGCTATTGCTTTTGCCGGACGGTGGCGGCCAGGTTGTGCCTGTGCCAGCCGGGGACATCCTTCGTCAATGCCATGTAGCGGATCGAGTCTCTCAGGTCACGATTCTGAGGCAGGCTGCTACGATGCCTGCACAGACGATCGACGACAAGCGGGCTGTGGTGAAATTTGTCAATGACCTGCGATCAACATCGCGAACCAAAGATTGGGAGCCGTACACGGACATCGTCGGAAAGTCGATTGACAGCGGTACGTTGAGCCAATTGGCTGACAGTCTGGAAGGTGCAAAATGAGCGGCGACTTCAAAGGGTATCCGATCGAATTAGAGGACCTTAGTTTCATTGCGTCACTGCCGCGCGAGACTGCTGTTCTCGCGATGCGTGGCACATACAACGAGGTCCGTTTAGACCCGCGAGAGTTGGCAATCGTCGAGAACCAATCGCGCCAGGGGGCATGTGCCGGGCATTCGCTGTCGTCTGTCCTTGAGTGGATTTACGTCGTGATACAAGGCAAGCCGGAGTGGTTTCAACTATCGCGAGCAATGGGCTATTACGAGACGCAGCGACTTGACGGAATTCGTGGCGACAGTGGGTCAACGATTGGCGGCGGCGTTCGTCTCGCAAAGACGGTAGGGTTGTGCCGCGAAGAACTCTGGAAGTATCCAAGCAACTACAATCCAGCACGTCCGCAGAACTACCAAGCTGTGCTTGCCGACGCGAAGCACTACGTTGTTGGAAGCAGCGTTGCCATCACGAGCTATGACGGCTACCGCACGTTTTTGGGGGCAGGGCTTGGCGGAATTCATCAGGGCATTGCATGGAATTCAAGCGTTGATCGTCCGCTAGTTGAATCATATTCAGGCAGCGGTGGCGGCGGTCATTCAATTTGTGCATTGTGCCTCTCGGAGCGGGTCGATAAAAACGGCGAGCCATATGCGTGGATTCTGAATTCATGGGATAACAACTGGGGCCAAAACGGCTGGGCGGAATGGTCGCCAACGGCAATCAGGCAGATGCTACAATCGCGAAACACAACATTCGTTGGCCTGTCAGACATGCCCAACATGAAGCCGCGAGAGTACACCTTGGCTCAAATTCAAAAGGATCTACGGATATGAAACACTGGCTACTTCTACTCGCACTCGCAGGCTGTTCAGCGGTTGACAATGCCGATGTTCGCGAGCTCAAAACTCTGCTGCGAACGTCAGGCGATGTGGTCGTCACAAAGCAGGACGAAACGATTGGCATCCTGCGCGAAAATACAACCGCACTAACGTCGATCGCAGACGCAATTGAAACGCTGAAAGCATCACAGACCGTTGCCGAAACTCCGAAAGAAGAGGAGGTGATCCAGTCTGAACTAACGCCAGTGGTCGCGAAAGAATCGCAACCTTCCGTAACGACGGATTCTACATCGGAGACCACTGGCGTTATTCTTTCAACTCGCCAATGGTATCTGGTCAGTGAGCCGTGGTGTGCCGCATGTCCAGCGGCCAAAGCTAAGTTCATTGCCAAGGGCTGGCCAGAATCGAACGTGCTCACGATCAATCAATGTCAGAGCCGGTTTGGTTTTCGCGTGCCTTACGTGCCCTATGAATTCGGCGAGCCGATACAACGAGCAGTCGTCGGAACTCAGTACAACTCTGCGCCGCGTGCTTTAATGTCTCACTCCGATCAGGTTGCCCTGCACAATTCGCTGCATGGAGGTGGGCAGTGGACTTGGCCGGGCAACCTGTCGGAACATCTGCAATCAGTTCACGGAGTCAGCACAAATGCCACTGCTCAAAATCACGGAACGAATTCCAACACCGGCAGCCGCTCAAATTTTCGAACTGTTTCATGCGGGCAAAATTACAATCGGCGGGCGCGAAGTGCGTCTCGGCAGCGGTGCCCTGCCGGTGGCTGTCCGTGAGTCAGATCATATTCGATGGGTGTTTTCAAAGCCTGTCAGTGTTGAGACACCGGGGCCAAACGCAACGATAGGCGAGGTCAGGCAGTACAAGGATCGCATCGAATTTACAGTCGGCATGTGGGCATCAATCGTAATCATAACAGGGGAGTAAAGTGGCAAAAACACAAAGCGGATGGACGTCAAAAACCAATATCCTCGGAGCGTTGCAGTTGATCGTCGGCATCATTACAGCTATCGCAGGGTCTCAACTTATCGCGGATCATCCGACATGGGTGAGCGGATTGATTGCGGTCAATGGCATCGTGACTATGGTGATCCGGCAGTTGACCTCACTACCGATCACGTGGGGCGACAAGTGACGCGAAAATTCACAGCACAACAAACGCAATCGATAATACAGACAGCCGTCTATCGTTTCGATTGTTTCGACTACGTTGGGGCCGCAAACTGGAAGAAAAAGGACCGAGACGAGCGGAATCGAAAGCGTCAGTCGGTTGAGTCGTTGGTGTTGCGCGGCGTCGATCTGCTAAACTCAGATAATCCGCCACGAACGCGAGAAGAGGCAATCAGGCAGATATCACAGGTGCCGCCTTTTGTGCGGTTCCTGATGCTGATTTTGGGCACTGCATTTCCGCAGTACGCTTTGGCGATCAGTGTGGCAGAGTGGTTGTGGGATATGTTCATTGCTGGTGATGATTCAGTCGTTGTGACAGCAGGAAACAAATAAAAATGATATCGGAACAGCTGAGTGATCTGATAGAAAACGTAACGATCGGAGCACTCGCCTCACTGATGATTGGAACAACAATGATCGACGCGTCTAACCCCGCTGTGATCGGTGTAGCTATGGCTGCGTTTGGCGCAATCGGAACGGCCGTGAAGATTTTGTGGGCTCGCAACACGGCACAGGAACGCAAGAACGACATGGCGTTCTTGCGGTGTGAAGAAGAACACGTAAAGACTTCGCTGAAGGTGGATCAACTGGTGGAAACGGTGATTGAATTATCGGGGTCTGTTGGCACACTGAAGGGCTGGATACAAGGATTTCAAGAGGCTACAAAGAAAACGGATCTGGACCATCGGGCGGAAAAGTAATGAGATTTATTATTTGCATCATCGGCATCGTGTGCCGAAAATGTGGCAGGGAATCAGTGTCCTGCAAGTGCTCGTTTTCACGGAAACCAAGGTAATGAAATGAACGCACAAGGCATACGCACACACGCAGCCGACGCATTTGATTCAAAACGGAATAAATAATGGGCATACAAGCACTACCCTACACCTCAGTTCTCGCACAATTTGGTGGCGATGCGACCGGTGATATCTATTACAGAGGTGCAGCAGGCACACTCACGAAACTGGCAATAGGCACAGCGGCACAGGTGCTGACCGTGAATGCCGGGTTGCCTGCATGGGCGACGGTTGCAGCGGCTGCTGTTGGCGGATCAACAGGCCAGATGCAGTTCAATAACGCTGGAGCGTTCGGTGGTACTGTCGCAATTGTCTACGCGACGACTGTGGTTCACCAAACCATTACAGCCCAAGGGGCAACGATCGTTTGCGGGGTGGATAAAGGGGCACCGGGCCAGACGGCGAATTTGCGAGAGTGGCAGAATAGTGCGGGGACGGTGTTGGCTGCCGTGAACTCCGCAGGAAAGGTAGGGATAGGTACGGCGAATCCGACCAATATAGTAAGTTTAGGGAATGCTCAAAACCAAAAGATATGGATCGAAAACACAGACAACTTAACTGCGGGAAGATCCTTAACTATATCGTCTGCCAGCACGGTGAATACTTCACCTAGTTCTGACCCTACCTTCAATCCACTCAGCCAAACTACGAGAGGTTGGATTAGCATGACGACCGCTCCCAACGGCAACGTCTACGCTTGTGTATATAGCGGCGACATCTACATGCAGACGAATGGAGTGGGTAATTTCGTTGCTCTCAGCCAAACTACGAGACTTTGGTATGGCATGACTGCCACTGCAAACGGCAACGTCTACGCTTGTGTATATAGCGGCGACATCTACATGCAGGTGAACTTCGCTGGAGGGACTCCGAACCTAGATGGTGGTGCGCTTATACTGTCGTCAGGGGTAGGAAAGGGAAATGCCGCAAGCACAATATCATTCAAGACAGGCACCACTACCACCACTGGCACCGATCTGCAAGTATTGTCGGAGAAAATGACAATTTTGGGAAGCGGAAACGTCGGCATTGGCACGGCAACACCTAACAGCAACGCCATCCTAGACGTGATTTCCACAACCAAAGCATTCATGCCACCTCGCATGACGACTGCACAGCGTGACGCTATCGCAAGCCCAACTGCTGGAATGATTGTATTCAACTCTACAACCGGGAAGATCAACATATACACCACGGCTTGGGAAGTCGTCACCTCAACTTAATTTTTAACTCAACCTCGAAGGCAAAAGCATGGCCGAACCAAGGATTCAAAACTAATGGATAAGATCACAATCACAATCACCAGAGGCTGCGATGCAAGTGGCATCGGCGGAACGATCGTCGATGAGGCATCTGCTGTGCTCGGTTTGTTCGCGGACGGCACACCAATCGTCGATGTTATTGCTGCGGCGTTTTCTGAGGCATACGGGCTGCATGAAGTCGATGAGGTGCCAGTGTCCCCGCTGCGAAATGTCAGCTACAGATTGCGTAAATATATGACAGAAATCGTGGCGGCATATGCTAGCAAAACAGCAGCGTCCCAAGCGGCGAAAGCAGCATCTGGACAGGTGATAGATGCGTTAAGTAAGATCACGATAATTGACACAGTGACCGAGTCACTTGTGGGACCTGCCCAATTTCCGAGACACGATTAAGGCGTAAACAATGGCAACGCAAACGATCGAGTTTGAGGCATCGGGCGGACAAACACTGACGGCAAAGGCGTTTGCTGCTGGCAGTGATGTTGAGGCCGGATCAGCGGCGGCAACCGAAGCAACGAACAGGAAGGGCACGTATACCGTTTCGTTCACGGGGCTGGCCGGCACATATAAACTGATTGCACTCAGCGGTACGACACCGGTTGCAACTGCACGGTTCGTTTGCACGGATATTACGGCTACGTTTCCGAGCGGGGATCTGGTAAGTGCAGTCGCAACCGATGCAATCAACGCAGCGGCTTTGGCTGCGGATGCGGTGACAGAGATCAGCACAAAAGTGCGAGCCGATTTGATTACCGATCATGGGTCAGGTTCATGGGCATCAATAGGGGCAGGCTCAGGGGCAAGAACGATTACAGTGACGGTCGATGATGGCACTACAGCAGTTCAGTCTGCAATTGTTAGGCTGACGAAGGGCGTCGAGACATACACCGCCACGACGAACGCAAGTGGATTGGCGACACTCAACATCGATGACGGTACATGGATTGTCAGTATCACACGCTCAGGCTACTCGTTTTCAGGGGCGTCGCTGGTAGTCACTGCGAGTGCCTCTGTTACGTACTCGATGAGCATTGTTGTTGTTGTTGCGCCGAGTGATCCTTTATTGTCAGCACTCAATGTGTTGTGCCTCAATGGCTCATTCGTTGCAACGGCTGGCATCGTGATTGATATGCGGATCATCACCGTGCCTGTCGGTGACGTGAACATTGCATATGGTGGTTTGAAAACGTCAGCTACATCAGGGGCTGATGGCATGGCCGCTTTAGTCGCTCCGAAAGGATCTGTCATCGAATTCAAACGAGGCACCACGAACGTATGGGAGCGACTCACGATAGGATCAGGGGGCAGCACGAACGTCACGTCATTCATCGGCTCGCCGTAGCAGCACCATGCCCCCCCCCGGCTTAAAGGTACTTCCGGCGATAAACGAGCTCAGGTCATCTAATCCCCAG